GAAGCCGATGTCTGTCGTGCGGTTGAATCACTGCTTGGGCTCACCAAAGAGGAGCATAAAGGGCTATCTGGTGCTTTACGTCATCGCTCAACTACGCGCATGAAAGACTTCCGTGCAGCCTGCCGATCACTGCTCAAATCGGCAATCAAACTGCTACTTATGCCAACAGTGCTTGCTGCCTATCCGCCACGGGTTCCAGCGATTCCTGATTTCCCTCATGTTGCCATTGTAACACTAACCCATAATCGTCCAAAGTGGTTTCCCAATATGGCAAATAACATATTAAAATCAGATTATCCAAGCGATAAAATCACCTGGATTATTGCCGATGATAGCGATGGAGACGGTCGTGTGGACGGTGCTGTTGCCAAGTTCCAAAGTGTCAATCGTCATATTCATGTTCGATACTTATCAATGCCAAAGAAGCTTGCAATCGGTGATAAGCGGAATAAGGCGTGTCTAGCCGCTCCGTCTGAATGTTCTATTTTCATGATGATGGATGACGATGACCATTACCCTACCACATCTATTCGTGCGCGTATGGCGTACCTCAACGATCCTGCGATTGAATGCGTCTATTGTTCCACACTGCCAATGTACGATTCTAAGCGGTATATTAGCGCAATGAATGTGCCGCCCCTTAACTTATCGGTTGCGGAGCGGATTAGCGAGGCGTCATTAGCCTTCAAACGGTCGTTCTTCGAAAATGGGCGTTTTCCTGCATCAGTCAATGTTGCCGAAGGCGAGGGATTTATTGTCGGTCGCGAATGGTTGACCGCCGAAATCTCTCCTCGTGGAGTGATTGTCTCATTTTTACACGGCAAGAACGCAACGTCACGTCGTGTACCAGACAGCACGGAAGCTAATGGATGCCATTATGGATTCAGTGATGAATTTTTCACGTATATTTCAGAGATTTCTCTCTAAAAATCCTCTGTTGTTGTCCACCGTTTATTAAAATTCTTACAAAAAGCAACATCTGTGGCGGCTTTATACGACTTATACACTGGTGATTCCTTCTCTATTTTTACCGGTTTGAGAAGTTCCGTTGCTCCTTTCATTTGTGCTACATAATTTCCAGGACTTGTATTGGTATAGCCAGGTCCAGGTATTGCGGCACTTCCACCGTTAAATGCTAAATATCGTCCTAAAAGTGCAGATATTGCCATCTGTGTTGTTGGGCTTCCTTGTTTGAATGCTTTTTGAATTGTCGGTAAATAATTATAACTGCCGATAGAATAACTCATAATTGCATACTGGATATCGGGAGATAAATACGATAGTACTGTATCTGTATTAAACTCTGACAATGGTATACCTGCACATCCTGACACATCGGTAGGAAGTGCTCCAGAAATATCCGATGCGGAATCGGTCACGGTCTGGTTCGCAAATCCCTCGTGGCTTTGCATAGGATTATTATAAATAAATACACACATTGCTAATACGATTAAAAATATGATTGCTACTAATAATTCATCCAGCATCTTATTTAGTCTAAACAAAACAAAAGTTTATGAGTTAGATGGATTTATCAGGTGCGTACGGCGATCATGTAGAGCCGCTGGCGTTTTCAACAGCGGATTTCGATGATGCTGACGCCGGCTCTGGCACAATGACAAATAATAAACAGGCTATAGAGAACGCCCTACAATTCCATATGAATGTAGGAAATACTATTGTGCCCGATGAGCGCGATTATCTCCGACCCTGGCGTAAGCGTCTTCGTGACATATTAACAAATGAAAGTGAACTGCTGACAACCTTTTTAGAGAAACCACTCGAGGATACGTCTATTGTTCAACGGCACTCTCACTTTATTCGCTCCCTTGAACTTCCAACACTGAGTTCGTCGTCTCAGTGGATGAAGGATAAGGTTGCGGTTGTATTAGATAATGATACGGTGTTGAGCGAACTGGAAGCAGAACTCGGTCATTCTATCAGCGATATTCGTAAGGATATTCACGCTGTTATGAATGCGTACTTAGAAACGGTCAAGGAGATGTTTCGTAGTATGGAAATTCTCAATCTAAAAATCGAAAAGATCGATACAATGAAAAAGCGTCTACTTGGTATTTCAATTGAAGATGATGAAACGGAGGAAATCCTGAGTCTCAAACAATCGGTTGTAGGTTATATTCGGTCCGAGTATGAACGGAATAAGATTCACGGGGACTATAGCGAGTTTTGCCGACACTACGCGCGCTTTACGGCGTTGCGTTCCATTCTGATGGCGCTCAATGTAAGCACCAACAATGCTGATGGTCCGATTTGCTCCATTTGTACGACGGAACGTGTATGCTGGGCGCTTGTGCCCTGTGGTCATACATTCTGTAACGGATGTGCTCAAAAACAGCGGCATCTATGCTTTGTTTGCCGTACAACGCTACGTGATAGGCAGCGCCTTTATTTCATCTAGGGCATCGTCGATCCAAGCAACTGAAATGAGATTCTTTATATTATTTTCATTTTGTATTGGTATTTTCTGTTTGATTCGTTCTAGTAGTAAATTATAACGAATCAGAAAGAGCTGGCGTAGGAATCGGCGGGTTTCTTCACTCGGCTTGGCGTCCATTGCTTGGCGAATCTTGAAGGATTTGCCCGCATCTTCATTTTTTCACACGGGCGCGCGATCCTGGGTTTTCGAACAAAAAATGATGATGAAATGTGGCGTTTAGTTAGAAACCAATGTCTCTTGTACCTAACGGCGCCTCTACAAACTCACTTCTAGTTCCCACCGGCGCGGTGCCGGCGCCCGCCATCAGCGAACTTCCAGCGTTGTTGAAGCGTTGGATGACGCTCCAAGAGGAGGTATCATCATTGAATGCGGAAATGAAGCAGCGTCGTACACAATCTAAGGCGCTCAAGGATATTATTCTGCGTATTATGGAGTCCAACAATGTGGCGAAGATTAATGTAAGCAAGGGCGCTGTTGTTCATAAGACGCGCGAAGTGACCGAGAAACTGTCCAGTGGATTTATGCTCAAGCATTTCAAAGAGTTCTTTGGCGGTGATGAGGAGCGTGCGGCGTCTCTTGTCAATTATCTAGAAGAGAACCGTACAAGCATTATGAAGCACGACCTTAAGCTACATATTCCCAAGGTGAGCGGCGCAGAAGAAAATTAGACGGTGTATAATAGAAACAATTATGTTCGGTGGTGCGGTCGCAAACGGTGTAAATGCTGCTCTTGAGGCGACGCCTTTCAAGGTGACGGAGGCGTTTGAAAATCAAACGGGTCTAAATGCAATACCGTTCCGTGCGGCGCTTGTATCGACGCTCACAATGGTGATTGTACTTGGACTCCTACTACTTTTTGGACAGTACCTCTGGAATAATGTCCTCCATGTCCTTGTTCCTGGCGTGAAGCCGGCGAAGTCTGTATGGCAGATCCTTGGTCTAGCTGTTTTAATTATGCTTCTCAGCCCCGGTAGTTGCCAGTGCCCAATGTAAAATCCTTCCTTCGGTGTAGAGGAATGGACCCCTCCCAAACAAAAATCATACAATGTTTTTTGTTTGTTTTATGTGCTGCTTTATATGGATACTTTCTTGGCTCTGTAATTGCGTTTGTAATGTATTTACTCGATTAGTTTATCAGAAGTACTGATAATCACCCTTAATATGATACGGTCCCTGCTCTAATGAGAAATGGGGCACATAATAACCGGGATCGCGAGGACCCGCAGGGCGATCTAGATTCGCCTTCTCTGATAAGCACGTAAACGCAATGTTATGTGCAGTCTTTACAATAATGTCACGGAATACTGCCTTTACTTCGGCGTGCTCCTTTTCGTCATAGCAGAGCGTGTCAATAAGAACCTGTCCACGGTCATGTAGCTTCATAAACTCGACCTCAATATCACGGGGTTTTAGCGCGTTCTTCAAGCACCGTCCTACGAAGCTTGCAGGGGGCTCAATATCGTGCTGGGTAGCAAACGGCAGCTGATATGTCTGATAAGGACCGGCTCCCATACCCGTTATATCCGCATCAATACATAACACCTTCTCAAGAATGAGCCTGAGCTCATCGTATGCCATTGCTTCCTTCGACGCAGGCGCCATTTGCTTCATTGGATATAGCTGCTTAAGGATTGCCTGCGCCTCTGGGCTGCGGGTAAAGCACTTTGGATTTGTTTCACCGTCCAACGCAATCACCGCAAATCCCTCGTGCATAGTGTGCTTACGCCGGAGATGCAAAAATAGAGTTATTGCAACAAGAACTAAAATGATTACACCCGCGCATACAGCTAGATCCATGTCTCTTATAGAAGAGCTAGATTTTGATTTTATGCGGACGCCTTTGTAACAACAACACCCTGAGTACGAGCATCCCACGACGCTTGCAATGTACGAAACTGATCGCGTAGGAGTCTACATACATTGGCGACCGCCTGACGTGCAATGTTTTGCTCCTGGTCAGCATCCGTGCCGTCCGATTCTACACCAATACGTACAAACATCTCGGGTCGCAACGGGTGTGGTACCTTATATCCCGCATATGTAATACGGGGCTGCCCCTCACCGTCAACATGGTTCTCAACCAGATACGTTTCTAGAAGATTGCCCAAAGTATGCGACTCATTTGTAAAGACAATATCTACGCAGGGGAAACGAGCATCGCCCTGCTTAACTACCACATTTGCAGGTAACGTCGCATCAATATCCTCATACTTACGCACAAGCGCTTCGGCGGCTTTGAGACCGTTTGCAACAATAGCAGGAATGGGCTGCGTGCCAACCGATTCTACGTAGAATGTAAAGTTCGTTGGATCGCCGCGCTCATCCGTAAGATAGCAGCGCTGAACCTCCATTGTATTAAATTCACGCTTCAGCTCGGCAAGCTTCTCCTCAGCAAGGTCCGTGACCTTTGGAATCTTTTTTGTATTGAGCAGCCAGTTTGTAAATACATCCTCCAAATGATCTTCGTTGTTATCACGAGTATACTCGTAGGAGCATTGACTGACCGGCGACCAGCGAATATTTTCAGAACCCGTGCTGATTGACGCCTTTGCCTTGAGCTTAATTTGCTCATTGGGTGCTGAACGATTCCACTGAGGGCGTAGACGGGTAATCAGCACCGTCTCGCCTGTAATAGGGTCGGGAGGGAAGAACTGTGCCGTTGGTACTTGTACAGGTGCCTCAAGAGGGTTCTCAGGATTCTTCATAAAGATCTGAAAGTCCGACGCATATACATCAATCATATCTTTCGTCGTATTTTCCTTGTCGAGGATGAACTCGTAACGCGCAGGGTCAAACGTTGTCACATCCGCCAGAATCGGAATCATTCCAATGCGATGCGAAATGATTTCATTTACAAGCGGCGTTGTATTTACAGAGATACTCATTTCGGATGTCTCTGCCGGCTCGGTACGAAAGGCTACCGCCGGCGTTGAAGAGATAATAGTACGACGAATCGTATTTGCCAGGGTTACGTTCGCATTGAGTTTAAAGGTCGCACGAATCTTGCCCAGTGCCGGATTGAAGAGTGTCGGTCCCGATTCAACATAGTCCGAAAACATTTTGCCTTCTCTTCTATCTAAGTGACAGTCTCAATTTTTAAGCCGGTGCCGTTGATGCTCGTTTTTTTAGACCTTGTTAAATCGCCAGACTTTACAACGGGATAAAGATGAGCAAGCATCGCCTCTGGTATAGCACAAAATGCCGTCACTGCCAGGGGTTTCTAGAAGAACTCGCCCGTACCCCTTTTGTATCACAGTTCCAATTGATTTGTATTGATCCATCTCCGTCTCGTCCGCCCCTTCCCAACTGGCTAAAGTACACCCCTTCCTTATGGGTTGCCGGTGAATCTGAGCCTCGTGTAGGTCCCGGTCCTGTCAATAACTGGCTCTTCGAAGCCCGTCTTAATGGTAGCGGTAGCGCCGGTCCTAAAAGTCCCCAACAAGCAATTGATGAGCGCCGTGGTCCTCTTGCCGTTCCTGTATACTCACCCGATATGGCTCCTCGTGGAGAAGCGACAAGTCGCTCCAACCCACGCACTGGCGGCTCTATGGCGGTTAGCGCTGGAGGTGGCGGTGCCACCGTTACCGATATGGGAGCTCCCAACGGCGAGCCGACCGCCTACTACGGTTCAGAAATGGAAGGTGGAATGTGGTCCGACAATTTCAGCTTTCTTGGCAGTGAATTCAGCTCCGACAAAGGTGTGAATCCTATTGAGCGCAACTTTGCTTCACTCATTCCTGGCGGTGCCGCAGGCTCCTCGGCGTCTGCTGCCGCATCTGCTATTGCCGGTCCCGCTGCACAGCGCACCGCAAAGGAAGATAAACTCTTAAAGGAATTTGAAGCATACACAGCAAGCCGTGATCGCGATATTAGCAAACCCGTTGCGCGAATGGGTTAGGTAAAAAATGATAAAAGGTTTAAACATATTAGTAGATTTAACATTTAATGGCAAATCTATTAACGGCGTTCAATACTAAGCTCTTTGAATTTGTAGAGGAGCTTGCCGATACCTATCCAGAGGAGAAGGATATCGCAAGTGCTCTTGATTCACTCCGCCTTCTAAAAAAGGTGAATCCGAAACTCATTCATTCCGGATTTATGGAATACATCTATCCTGACTTTCACGAACCGGTTATGAATGAAGATGAGGCAACTCTTATAGCAAAGGCAAAAGATATGACAACTGGCGCATACAAGGATTATGCCGTTGCTTATATTATCTTTGACCGTCACTGGGCAAATATGACCGAGGCAAATAAGAAGGCAATTTGGAATTGGTGTAAGGTAATTGTAGTTCTTGGACGTCGTGCTGCCGGTATGCCCTAAAACCGCAATTGCGTTTCTTTACTTGTTACAGACTCTTTGTCTCTAACAAGTAAAACAATGTCGGTCTCTTTTTCAGCTACGTATGTACAATTCGTAACGGAACTACTCGAAACGTTTCCGGAATACGCCAATGCACTCAATGCTGCCAAAGTCGATACACAGGCGCGCGAGAACTTTCTAGCTGTTTGGAAGACCCACACCAATAATATTGCTGTCCAAAATGATGCTATTTTTACGGACGCCGGTTTGGAACTGGTCCCTGGATTTTCTATGACCGCTAAGCTGTGGTCTGAGCTTTCGAACAATAGTAAGACGGCTATTTGGCGCTACTTAACATCACTCCTTCTGATTGCCGCCGCCTTTGACGGCGGTTCAAAGACGGATGGTATCTGGGATATTTCGGGCTTTGAGCACGATATGGAAGAGATGATGAAGCGTCTGAAGGCAGGGGAAGACCACGGAATGAAGGAGATCTTTGAAAAGCTGTCAAAGCTTGCCGAAGGATTTGGAATGAAGGACCTTAGCGGTGCATTTGAGGGTCTTGGTGGTACGGATGCCGACGGCAAACCCAAGTTCAAGATTCCTGAGCGGCTGTTCAAGGGTCACATTGCCAAGATTGCCGAGGAAATCGTGGGCGAATTTAACCCTGAGGATTTCGGACTTTCACCAGAGATCCTTAATAGTAATGATCCTACTAAGATTTTCACCTTTTTACAGGAGATTTTCACGCAGAAGCCTGATATGCTTATGGGAATTGCGCAGCGCATTGCGAAGAAAATTCAGGCAAAGTTCCAGCGTGGCGATTTCAACCGCGATGAACTTATTCGCGAGGCTGAGGAGTTGATGAAGGAGTTTTCTGATAACGAGGCGTTCTCAGGTCTCTTTGAACAGCTCGGAGAAATGCTCAAGGGCGGTGAGAAGGAATCGGGTAACGAGGGCTCAGCGCGTCGTCGTGAAGTACAGGAGCGCCTTAAGAAGAAGGCTGCCGAAAAGGCTGCAAAGAAGGCAGCTGCTGCTGGCGGGGCGGGCGGAGCGGCTGTATCGGCTGCAGACACTGCCGCCGCAGATGCTATGGCTAACGAATTACTTATGGAAGAAGACTCTTCAAAAGCAAAAGCCGCGAAGAAAAGCGGTAAGAAGTAATACATAGAATAAAAACATTCGTCAAAGTAAGTGAATGAGCTCGTCCCGATGCAATCCATTCTGGGTGGAGTCACCCAGTATATTATTGGATGAATTTTCAGATTTCTTTCCATTTACCGAAAAGGCTCGTAAATGTACTGCAAATGCTCTAAATTCATTAACCCGTTTTGGTATATACCTTGGAGTTATTTTGGCAGTCTTACACCGCCACGGAGCCTATCTTGGAATTACATTTGGTATTGCCTTATTATCGATTGCTGCCTACTACGGAATGAAACAACGCCATATTCTACGTGAAGGATTTCAGAATGGAATTGTAGGACCTACACTATTCACGACGCCTGGTGCTACTCCCCCGAACTTTGTTGGAGGTGTTGACGTTGCGAATAAGAATATATCAGATGTTATCGGTATAAAGGAACGCACATATCCGTTACCCAATAATCCGTATATGGGTGTTTTAGTGAATGAGGTGCTAGATAATCCTAGAAAGCCACCGGCGGCAACCGTTGATACCTCGGATATGGCTCGCCAGTTATCCGATGACACGCAGGACCGTCTCTACGGCGACCCCAACGATGTTTTCCAGCACTCCCAGAATCAGCGTACCTGGATTGTTCCGCCGTCTACATCGATTCCTAATGATCAGGAATCGTTCCAGAACTGGCTCTTCCGTGTACCTGGACTTTCGTGCAAGGAGGGCAACCTTGCCGTATGCCAGACCGGTACGGAGGGTGGTCAGATTCCTTGGTTGGCTGCGCCTTAGGTTGGCTGCGCCTTGATAAATTCGCCAGAAATATTAAATGGCGGGTACTCGCAAAGTATGCCGCACCAAACCCTTTTCTTGGAAGACTCGGTCTGTCAAGAAAAGTCCATTTAAGACGCTTGCTGCAGCGAAAAAAGCAGAAACTGCGTTTTGGGGTAAGCGGGCTATTGGATTTACTGCAACATCGTCATTGAAGGCAATGGGTAGAATTCCTCGTGCATCAGGCTGCTATGTACTTGGTCCCAAGTACGTACAGGGTAAGGAATAATAAACGCATCAAGTTTTACTACTAGAACCCTTCTGTAAGGAAGCGTTGTATTGGTATGTGCTAGATTTCTTACAACATAAAGTGGGGTACCACAGTATTCAAAGACCGTTGCCCATGTGGCGTGTGCCCGTGGACTCATAAGGATCGTCATAAGAATCAAATCCATTGTTACAGGTTGCTGTGGACATACTGATTGAACCTTATCAAAGTAATCACCGCGAATACGCTCAATGGCTGCCTTTGTATTAAATGGATGAAATGCCGTATTTGGCACTAGTGAATATGGAATATCCTTAATTGAAAGGGTGGTAACAGACATAGTGACTGGGTGGTAAGTGTAACTGCAAATCCTCAGTCTGCCGAAGATTGTGTCAATTTTTTTGTCTTCCAAATGGATAGAAGGCAATGTCAGTCGCACCATTTCCCCGCGGCGTAGATGTCGCTCCTAAGGAGTACCAGATTAACGAGTTCACTCGTACATACGATGATACGTGTGAAGTCGCACAGCAAATGCGTGACCAAACGGGTCCCGGCATATATCAGATTCGCAATTTAGTGCCGAAGCAGGCGGATGCCGCCCGCATTGAGTACCCTAACCCTACAATGCTTGGTCGTGAGGGATTTGGCTACAATAACCAGCAGATTGACCAGGACTCACGCCTCCGTACCGATCAGACGCAGGAGGGTCGCCTTCGCTGCCCGCTCCATGTCCAGTCGCGCCCTTTTACGACAGTTCCCTACATGGGAAATGGACGCGGTAACCCCGATGTTGAGAGCGACCTGATCTACGCTGAGTGGGCGCGTATTGAGCGCCCGTGCGGCACTGTAACTGAGACATTCTTCGATGGTCAGTTTGTTCCCCTTGTACCCCACTTAGCTCGCCACATCCAGAATCCGTCTAACTTAGTCACAGAGGTTGCCGCCGCCGGTTGGGTTCGTGGTGGAATCCCGTCGCGCCAGTTCATCCGCGACCTAAATTGTTAATTATCTATTTTTTTTGGAATCTACGGTTCCATTAAAAATTCATTCCGCCGCATTAATATGAATGATCAATCTATCATTTACAGCGTGCTCACTAGGTAAATGATAAACTTGCGAGATTCGTTTTAACAGAATGCTCATTAGCTTATCTTTACTTATATCTTCCCAATCACATTCATCAGTCTTCTTATTTGGTCCCTTTCCAAATAATCTATAATCATCGATAATAATGATTCCTTCAGGTTTATATAAATTATTAATATGAGTTATTTCTTCAATTAAAGGGCAGTCTTTTACTCCCTTGCCGGTAATTCCTGCGGACCAATGTCCATCAAGAAAGAAAATAGCCTTCTCCTGAATACTTGGCAACAACGATTCAAATACTGTAGAACTATCACCTAATAGAAAGTTAATTTTATTACCGTTATATCTTGCTTTGACATCATTATATAAATTCTCCTTCACTTCAATTGTATAAATAGTATTAAATAAAGGTTCTACTGAAAATGTTGTCTCTCCAAAATATGTACCCGTTTCAATAAACGATTTATATTTTGTATAATCATCGTGTAACAAAGTTAAAAAATCCTGATTAATTGCCGGCATTTACATAAATCTATTATATAAATCTTTAGACTGTTAACCAATACATAAATTGTAGTTTCGGTAATATATTATCTAGAGCGGTTAACTCTATTAGGTCAGTGTACCACTGTTTTAATTTTTGGTCTAAGTTCATATTGAGCTCAGCCCAATTTTTCAAAATAACAACTGGAAGTTTGTTTTTGATGAACATATCATCCAGCGGGCTTGATTTTACAATAACAATACAACCGGCTAGGAAAAGCTCCCAAGTACGATGACAATCGAATCCTCGCCCATGTGGCGATAACACAAACTGATACATATTGTAAATTTTCGTAATATCGGTAAAGGGAACCTGGGATTTCAAACAAATAATAGATTGGTTGTTGCGGACTGTTGCTTTCAGATTTTCTCGTTCAATACTACTATTTGTAAGGTGGGCATCGAGAAAAATCTTGTCTTTAATTTTCGGCGGAGCTGTACGACGACATTGGAGCATAAACTCGGTCTTTTCACTTGGACTATTGTTGATTAACCAGCGGGGGGTATGAAAGTCAAATCCTATTGGCATATAGCCGAGTTTTTCGTGGGTGATGGTTTTATCATAATTCTGAGTCAGCCATTTACTGATATTTGGATGATTCAAAATGGTTTGGACTGTTTGCGGTTTATAAGAGTGGGGAACAAGTCGGTCACCGTCTGACGTAATCAGCATTACCGGATTGGGAAGAATGTTGAGATGTTTTACTACAATATCTAGGTCGGTTGTGCGTAAGGGACCCAGTGATCCGTTACGTATCCATAAGACGGTGGTTGCGGATTTGATTTGGTCGATAAGTTCCTCTTCGCTTGCCAGATATTCTGTACCCTTACGTGAATATGTATTTTGTAGGGGACCCTTTGACCACAACATTCGTATCTTATAAGTTATAGTGGTTATACTTTGCTTTATTAAACGTGCCCGGATTCTTTTTATGTGACACCAGTAAAGAAATGGACATGTCCAGCCCACAGGCACCCTGGAACTCCGCATGGAACCGCATTGGTTCTACGGATATGGTTACCGTTCGTGATGAGCAGGATTACGGTATGTTTTCCTACACGCAGATGCCCGTGAAGTTCGAGAACCCGAATAAGTGCCGCAACGCCCTTGGTCTTGTTGGCGGCTCTGAGGTCTCGAACATTAGCGGAAATCTGGTTGATTTAGAGTCGGACTTATTTGGTTACACGCGTGTCCAGAGCAAGTGTATCGCCCGTCAGTACCTGCCCGCCTGCCCCCTTGGCGGTGCCGGCTGCCCCGATACTCCGCCGTCGTTCTCTTACCGTGATAAGTCTACCGGTAAAATCTTTACTGTTGATACGGCGCCTCGTAATCTGCCAACGTGCCAGAATGTCACGTACCCTGGTGTTGGTACGCCGAAGCCGCTGGGCGTCAATACGTGCTACCCCATGCGCTTCTAAGAGAGTTGCAACCATTCCTAAAATATACGTATTCATCTCTTTTCTGAAAAAGATAAGAGATGACTAGAATAGAATGGCAAACGTTGCTCTTAAGGATCAGAGTTTTAATCGTCGCACGTACGATGGTTGCAAGACGAACGACGATTTACGTGTAACAACGGGTCCCGGTCGCTACCAGCTCGACGCGCCGCCGCAGTACTGTAATGCCACCTATGCACCTGAGCCGACCACCATCTTACAAAAGTGGGGTGACGCTCAAAATTCCGCCTTTATCAAGACGGATGTTGAGTCTGACTTGTTTAATATTAACCGCCCTACGACGAAGACGATTTGTAATCAGTACGACCCTGCCGGCAATAAGATGAACAACACGCCGCTAAAGCCTGTCAAGGAACAAACGTTTCCGCAAACACACACCCGGTTAAACGATCCTCCCTGTACATTACGCTCGTCTGGTTGGAATCGTTGGGAGTGGCTGTGCCAGAATCCTCAAGAGAAAGCTATGATGCCGTTTGACTGGGAAATCAGCTCACGTCTCCAACAAAAGGATGAGTTCCGCCCTTGTATTCCTACCCCCACCGGCTCCCGTGAAGTCCTACCTGCCCCGAACGCATACGATGCGAATTCGATGTTTCAGGGATTGGAGCAGGACGCCCTTAACGAGTACCGTGCCGCCGTTAATCGCTCAGTCAATAAACTACCACGTGGTCTTGATGTCCTCCCGGCTCCCCCTAATGCTCTATACGGCATTCAGCCCTCGCCCCTTAACCCGCCATCCACCGGTTATGCGCGCAACAATTGGGCGCAGGTTGCTTAATTACTTAGTTATATATAATAAATCATTTCATAGACTCTATGGTGCGATTTATTCTGCCTTTGCTCCGTTTAGGGGTTCGTAGGAAACTTAATGACTCATAGTAGAAGTTCCAGTATGGAGACGGCAGTATTCCTAGGATTGCTCGGACTCGGCTATGCCGCCAGCAAAACCATTGCGAAGACAAATTCTAAAGAGGGATTCCAAAGTGTTGAGGGAACGCCTGATTTACGCCTTGGACCAAATACCTCCTATTCACCTGGAAAGAACGATGCTGGACGCTCACCCTCTACCTATGCCGCAACCCGTGCTCAGGTCTATACACCTGCAAATGCACGCACAGTACCAGGCAAGCCTCGCCAACCAAATACACTCGGCGCCGGCAAGTATGATGAGCAGTTTATGCTACCCTCAGGCGGTTCATTACCTGGTGAGCCCAATCCCTCGCAGCTCCAAGCGATTCCCAACGGATATTTTCCCGTCCCCCCAATGTCTCTACCGACACAAGATGATCCAACCGTTGCCGATGCGCTTCAGATACGTCCTGACGGTTGGGAAGATGCCACGGCGCGAAAAGGATTTGTATCGGCTCTCAGTGGCGTTGAGTTTGCGCCCGGCGAGTTCAAGCATCAAAACATGGTTCCCTTCTTCCGCGGACAAGTCAAACAGAATATGATTGATACAGCAAACAACCAAATTCTAGATAACTACTCAGGATCCGGCAAGACACTGTTTGCCAAGCGCGAGCAGGCACCGTTCTTCGAGCCTACCACCGAACCCATCGGCAACCCGTTCGGCTTTGAGTCCATTACCGACTTTGTGGAGTCGCGTATTGTGGAGCCGAAGAACCGTGGCGGTGAACGCCCCGTTGAGCCGATTCGCGTTGGTCCTGGTCTCAATCAGGGCTACACTGAGCTGCCGTCAGGTGGTTACCAGCAACAAGCCGGCGAGGAGTTCATTATTGAACGTATGCCGCGCACAAACGACCTTCGCGTTGTCACCAATCCTAAGCTCACCTATGCCACCCCCGTTGTACCTGGATCGCACTTTATTACAACAAGCGGCACCGCAGAATCCATTGGAGATGTCCGCAAGTACCATCCTGATAAGTTTTACCTTAATGAGCACGGCGAGCGCAACTTTGTCACTGCATCCGATAACTCTAAGCCAGTTGTTCGCTCGACCCAGGTGCTCAAGCACGTCACTCGCCCCGATACCTCTAAGGAGTACGAAGGTACCGCCGGTCAGGTGGAAGGCAAGGCAACCTACACAGTGGCGTCGACCCGCACACCACTTGCCAAGCAGATGGGTCCTTGGGGCTTCCGTAACGCCGATCTTACAAACAACTTTGACCCCAATACTGATGCACAGGAGAACGACTACGGTAAGTCCGGTGTGGAAATCCGTCCTAATGAGCGTTTCTACACAACAGAGCGCGTACACGGTCTCAACATTGTGCCACAGGAAAGCGGTGAAGTTACACTACCTTACCAGGATGTGGCGCGCCCCACACGTCAGGAGGAGACCGAGGATTTCAACTACCTCGGTGCTGCCGGTCCTGCTGATGCTCAACCTCGCCTTACCGTATATGATCCCAATGATATTGCTCGCACAACCATCAAGGAGACCACAGAGGATAATGACTACCTTGGTATTATGGGACGCGGCGATGTTCCCCAGAAACTCACCATCTATGACCCTGATGATATTGCGCGTGTAACTGGTCGTAACACCCTTGACATTCAGGACCTGTACCGTAACTTTGCTACGGCTGGTATTCCTGACAAGGCGGAGTCACGACTCCAGGACACGGTGCGCAACACCCAGAAGGCAGCGTTATCAGCGGGTTCTGCGTGGTCCGGTCCCGCTATGGCGGCGGTGGCGCCTGCCGAGAAGAATCGTACTGATGCTCGCAATATGCGTCAATATGCCCAGAAGGAAAATGTGGCACGCGGTCGCAAACCCGAAGGCTCCTCCGTCAAGCTTTTTAACGGCGAGGACAATATCCATCTCCAATATCGCAAGCTCAATGCCGACTCGGTCAACGACCGCGAGCCAATCGTGGATCGCGTGGACAACGTCCCCACGTCACGCGAAGTCATCGGTCTACAGCGCCCGCGCACAGTACTCAAACTGGATATTTCCGCCATCCGCAACGAGCCCGTTACCGTTGCCGCCCTTGAACGCAATCCCTACGTCATCCCGCTCCACCGTGCTGCACTGGTCGGTGGTCGCGATGCAATCTAGATGCGGTTATAAACATCAAATATTATGCTCTTTGGACATAGAATGCCCGAAGAACATATTGAATATATAATGAACAGTATCACTGTAGATAGTTCGGAATGTATTAGTGATTTATGTATGATTTGTAGATATAATGGAACCGATAAGACCCCATACGGATTGTACGAAGGAGTGCACCGTCATCCCTATACTGCACCGTATTCATTACTATTTGAGACTATGCGAAATAAACCTATAAAATTTTTAGAAGTTGGTGTTTACAAGGGCGCATCTCTCAATGCTTGGCGTGAATACTTTCAGAATGCTCGATTATATGGATTTGATAACGATAAACCCGCTATGGATTGTATTAAGCCACTGACAGATCTAACATTAGATCTAGTTGATGCAAGTATAGATACAGAACTTGAGTTGGCGCTAAAAAAACATACTAGCGATAATGAATTATTTGATGTTATTCTAGATGACGCGTCACATAGTCCAGACCATCATAAATTACTTATTCCTATTGCCCTTAAATATCTGAAACAAGGTGGTATACTTATTATAGAAGATATTTACCGTACTATGGACCAAAATACATATTATGATGTTATAAAAACAGTAATTGATAAAAAGCTGATTACATTTTACACTTTTATTATTTGCGACCATAAGGAACGTTATAGCGAACCTCATAATAATGATAAGTTGCTCGTGATGGTGCGAAGTTAGGGTTTAAATTCAATCCACATTATCTCACTAGTTCTATGTCGGTCGTTCCTGGAAAATGGACAACATCCGATGGTATTGGAAGTATTGAGATTTTAGAAGTATTTGGAAGCGACCTTACAGTTGTGAATGCTGCACGGGTTAGCTTTGCGAAGGAATCAACGGAATTTGATGGCAAGGATGCTAAACTTGTAACATATTTGGCAAAACATAATCATATTAGTCCATTCTTTCATCCGCAGATTCGTATTCGTATTAAGATGCCTATTTTTGTTGCACGTGAATGGTATCGGCATACGATTGGATTTGCGCGTAATGAAGTCTCGCGGCGTTACGTAGATACTGTACCCGAAATATGGATACCAAATGCAGGTGAGGTGCGGGCACGGGACCTGAATCTCAAACAAGGGAGTAAAAGTACGCCGGTTGACAATGTCGAGACAGTTGTAGAAGCATTTCGTCTTGCCGCCGCCAATTCACTCGAGTTATACAATTCGCTTCTCAAGTCGGATGTTGCTCCTGAAATTGCGCGAGTCATCCTACCACAAAGTATGTATACAGAATTTATTGAAACTGCGTCATTAGCGGCGTACGCGCGTCTTGTTAAACTGCGGTTGGATCCTGGTGCCCAACAAGAAATTAAGCGGTATGCTGAAGCATTAGCGGTGCTACTTGAGCCGTATTTTCCTGTGTCGTGGAAAGCACTTATTTCTTTGTAGCCCGCTTTGCGGCACCGGTCTAAACATTCTATACTGTTTTTATGATAAATATATCTGAATGCTGGATAATTTAGTCTATGATCCGTATACACCAAAGTCAATCAATGATATTGTGGGTAATAATGATGTCATTCAGGCAACTGCTCAATTGATTCGTGAGAATAAAGCCTCTCATCTTATTTTCGTCGGACCCCAAGGTTGTGGCAAATCCTTATTTTTACGTATTGTCCTTGCCGATATGCCTAAACTCAAAATCGATTGTACAGCCAATTCTGGTTTACGTTCCGTGCGTGATAATATACGTAATTTTGCGCGTGGCTCCAAAACAATGGACGGAAAACTACGTTGGATTATTTTTGAACACGCCGAAGCCCTTACCTCTGACACGCAGGCATTTCTTCGCCGAATGCTAGAAACAACCTCCGCATCAACCCGTATTGTATTTGAATGCCGAGATGCCGGTGCAATCTCTGAGCCGATTCTATCTCGCTCCTCTATTATTACATTTACCGCTCCAGATTCAACTGATATTACCTTTGAAATACAACGCCGTACAAATTATAAACTTGATAAGGCTGTCATTGATACTATTGTAAAATATTCATACGGCAACCTTCGTACTGGAATTATAAATGCTCTATCTATGCTTTATTGTCCTGATACACACTATGGTTACGGTGACGATGTTATATGTAAAATTCTTGGAAAACGCCCTACAAATGTATCCGATGCTGACTGGGTTCAGTGGGCAGTTGAGTCAGAATCTACCTGTAAGATTGCTGGCGTTGACTTGCGCGATATTTTACGACAGGGGTGGAAAGAGAGTCCACTCGTAGCTAGTACTTGCGCACAATGGTCCCGGCTTGGTGGAACTAGCCCGCGAACATTATTCTTTGATTGTATCTCTGCGTTAAGACTACAGAAAACCAATGTCGGTCCTGAATAAAATTATGGAGAACGCATCTCTATATTCTGAGGCTCGTAATGAGTATCTCAAGCAAATGTCTACGTGGATCGTACCGCCCCTTGTAGAGTTTTTTCGTAAGGAGTACAATACGCTCGCCGATACGGAGGGTAAGCGCGTGATGAGCGCCTTTCAGACGTATTGTTCCGAGGTCCCATTATGGAATCAGGATGTTATTGATAGCAATATTGGTATTGTGCTGGATAATTGCCGTTGCGATTATATGGAGGAGCTGATGACGGCGGTCTTCATCGCCTACACAAAGATGCTCACTGCAATTCGTGTCAATTCTCGACAGAAGAAGCTTCAGATTACATTGCCCAAGTTGGACCATTTTCTCCATCGTGTGTTTATTGAGTGTGCGCGCTCATTCTGGAAGGCGCCTTATCTGTTCTCCCAGGATCTACCACCTGTTGAGAAGCAGAAGAATATATTACAAGCTGAGCAGATTTGTACCGAGGCTTTGAGCGGTGCAGTGCGCTCGCTACTACCAGTGAAGTCTATTCTACGCGACTACCTTGATGATGGTGAAGATAAGGACGAAGAGGAAGAGAAGGAAGAAGCAAAGGAAGAAGAGAAGGAAGAGGAAGAGAAGGTTGAGGAAGTAAAGGAGGTAAAGGAAATAGTGAAGGAAGTGAAGGTAGAGGAAGTGAAGGTAGAGGAAGTGAAGGTAGAGGAAGTGAAGGTAGAGGCACCCGTAGAGACGCCGGTTGAGGTAAAGGAAGTAAAAATTCACGATACACCACCTCAACTTGTTGTCGAGGAAATAAAGTCGGTACAGATTGTTGAGACACCTAAGGTTCTTGCTGAGATTAAGGCTGCCGATGAACCACCAAAGCCTGTAGATCCAGCTGTTGTCCAAAAGCTTGAAACAAATCCTGAGCCTCCAACAATTGTGCCATCTAGTCATTTGGTGGCGGATATACCGGTCGTTGCGCCGGTTGTAAAGATATCCAAAACGGACGGGACGACAGATGGTGGAATGGTAGGTGGGGGTGAGCCTAATGTAATGATTGATACCGAGCCATCGGTTCATTTTACACCCTATGATACTGTATTTGATGAAACATCGCAGGGTATTAGCCATATTCGTTACTCACCAAAGGATGGCGACGTTGACAATGGATATGATGCTCCGCCGCGCCTTTCTTTCGGAACAACAGCGAACGCAATTGTTGCCGATGATGCCGAGGATCTAGAGCCGGTAGCGGCACCCGCACCCGCACCGGCACCAGCATCTGCATCTGTAGAGGACGATATTGATGCGCCACTAGGCTCTACAGGCGATTTTGAAGAATTATCTTAAAAAGGTTCGGTGCGGAAGGACACGCAGTGCGAATTCTCTCAGCGCCCTAGAAACATGTCCACGGCGTATCTAATTCTCTTTACCCTCCTCGGCGGCGGATTAGCACTTTTTATAGCAGCTGGATGGAGCTCCTATAAAGAGAATAAACTCCCGGAAAATTCAGTGTTGTTTCGCTGGTTTGTTGCCGGTAGTTTTACCTGTGGTGTCGCAGCGTATGCCTACCTATTTGGTGCCGGCGGCGACCCTACCAGTATGTTCCAATCTATCGGCGACTCCTTAGAGATTAAGGAAGTCGTCCAAACACTCACGTCCGCTGTTGCGACCGGTGCTACAGCGGCAGCCGCTGTTGGTGCTAGTATAGGTGGCGGTAGCGGCAGCAGTGGCAGCAGCGGAGAAAGCCAAAAGAAGGCGCGCGCAGCATCCGAAAGCGGCGAGGAGCTTAAGATCGGTATGCCCAATTTTTAAATTTTGTATTAGTTAGCTGGCACATAATTATATAATTTAATACTATCACCATCTATATCATCTGGTGTTAGTGTATAAACATAAGCCATATTTACCCATTCCGCTGTGGTTTCCTCTCGATCCAGCATCTGTGTAATAGCAAATGTAATACCATACTCATTATCGATAAATGGACGTACAATATAATCTAGATTCATCACCGTAAGATAGTACCATTTATTTAATTCTATATTTGCAAAATTAATACGAGAATAAATCGGCTCTGTAATTGGCTCGCTTACTGTCGGTCTATATTGAATCACTGTTTGGTCATCCATTTTAGTGTTATACCTTGTGTGATGTTTAGACCTAATGATATACTTCAGGATTAAAATGAGCTTCGAAACATTGTTTGTGAAAACTAACCTGAAATTCGTGATCCGTATTTACCATTCCTGCTTCCAAACTTAACATTGGATAAATTGCCGCCTTTCGCTCGGCATCTTTTGTAAGCGTCCAATCCGGATTGAAATGCGTTAAATTCGAGTTTACAAGTGTTTCTTCCGCATATGCCAGATTATACTTATCTAGGTGCTTTTGTGCGGTCTTACGATCTAGCATATACATATGTGCACCCCATAGATTATCCTGATACGTCAGATAAACCAGCGGATGTTCAAACACACCGTGTGGGTCGTGCGCATACACTTCCACCGGCACATATGGACATAGACAACTGAGCAGTAGAATTTCTAGATTATGACGACGGAACTGTAGCATAATTTCTGGAAGATACTTCTTAATATCTTTACGTAGACGGATATCATCTTCACAAAAAACGCCGAAATCGGCATCTGAATTTATAAATGTTCTTAGCATATCCAAATGACTAAATGTAATACCCCATAGACGTTTGAGATTATCAGGTGCTTTAGTGAGTCGTGGATCCGTTGATAAAACCGGCTCAACAAATTCTAGCGGAATGCCCTCCGTTGCGAACTGCGTTCCCATTTTCTCCTTACGTAGTGGATTTTGAAAAGAAAATGTATAGAAATTGATTTTCATTTTCTATACGTTAAAAAAGCGAAAGGTTTAGACTGGGTTTAGGTGTACAGATGTGCTACACTCTCATCTAGCTGATTCTTCTTCTTTAGAAACAGCTCTACGTGCTCCTTCTTAATCGTAAAGGGAAGAGCGAAATCCTTAATCGAGAACGGTACCTGCTTCGGATTATTATAGAACCGCAGCAAATTGAGTTTGCTAATAATCGTCTGAATACAGCGCTTAAGCTCACGAACACCCGCCTCGCCGCCCGTAAAGTTCTCAATAATGAATTGTAGAATCTCCTTGCCAATGCTTACCTTCTCGTGAAGCCCCGCATCCTTGAGCGCCGCCACAATAAGATAATTCTCAGCAATGAGCTGCTTCTCCTTCATTGAGAAGCCGTTCACCTTAATATTGTACATACGATCGCGCAGAATGGGATTCACTTTCTCATTATTGTTGTGCGAGAAGATGAAAAGGCAGCGGCTTAGATCAAAGTCAATACCTGTAAAGTACTTATCCTGAAAACGGTCGTTTTGGCTTCCATCCGTAAGGTGAATAAGTAAGTTGTTGATTTCATCACCCTTTGGAGTCTCTGAGACCTTATCCAACTCATCAAAGTAGATAATTGGATTCATACACTTGGATTGCATCAGCACATCGGCAATCTTTCCCCATGTTGAGCCCTCATATGTGTAACTGTGACCATCTAGGAAACTGGCATCCGTTGCACCACCGAGTGTAATAAAGTGGAACGGGCGCTCCAGCGCCTTTGCCACACCGTCCTTAATAAGAGACGTCTTACCTGTACCCATTGGTCCGTGAATACTCAGCACATTACCATTCGCCTTTGGATTCGCAATCCAGGAGCTGACAAACTGCATAATCTGAAGCTTCGCCTCCTCGTGACCGTAAATTGCCGTCTCCATACACTTATGGACCTTTGTCATAAACTCGCCGCACTTCTCAGGACCGTCCTCCATCTTCACCGGCAGATCCCTAAAAACACCTAATGGGAGGTCAGTAAAGCCACTAATCCAATGCGAGCACTTATAGTACTCTGAGGTTGAAGGGTCAATATTGCATAGGGCATTGTATTTTGCCATCGCAATACGACTGAGCTCAGGCTTCGCCGCTACCTTCTCAAGAATCTTAAACTTAAGCGGAACTTGAACTTCTACAGGGCTCGCCTTCACTTCTAGCGCACGTAGAAGTGCCGTCTGCTTCTCCGTTGTAAGTGATTTGAAGTAGGTGATATCATTATCAATCGTATCCTCCTCGCCCTCGTCCTCCTTCTGTATAAGCTCCACAAACCGCTTTACACTATCTGGTTCCTTTTTCATATTATACTTCTTTGGCTTGTTTGGATCACCACCACCACCTAGCATATCAGAAATGATAATATCGAAGGTATTCTGCTTGCCACGGCGTCCACGCAGCTCCTCCGCCTCTTCCTCATCATCATCCTCTTCTTCACCATCCTCATAATCGTACTCCTCCTCTTCCTCCTCTTCCTCTTCACTTGACTCCTCGCGACGTTTCTTCTTTTTATCCTTCTTCTCCTTCTTCTTATCACGCTTCTTCATTTTCTTAGAACGCTTTACCTCCTCTTCACTTGAATCGGTGTCCATGTCCATCTCCTCTGCCATAGATTTCCGCTCAGGAATTAGAACGTTCCTGCCTGCGGAAGGCACTACGGGCTTGCTTTCCAGAAATACACGACGCTTTGGCTTCACAATATCATCGTCGCTTGTTTCCATAACTTCAAGGCGTGGTCCTTTCTGCTCTGAATCCGGAGTGACCTTCATAATCTTACGAATCTTGCGTCTAGCAGCAACAGCAGATGCGCGAGGACGCTTTGCTGGTTCTTCGCTTGTCTCTTCGTAATCGTAATCAATTAGATCGCGAATATTTCCTTTACTATCTACACTACTATCCTCATCGTCTGACGATGTTGGTGGTTCTCGGCGCTTTAAACGCCGTTGTTTAGTATCATCTGGCATTTGATTAACCTAACGATTTTTAGCCTTAGACCAGGCTCAATTTTGTTGTCTGCATTCTAGGAATGCTGACATCAATGAAAAATATGATTTAGTGACGTAAAGCTAGGCGACCTAGTCCTTTACCGGCGATCCTTAATGCCGATTCATCGGCGACCAGCGCGGCGAGAGCGGCGGCTCTTGCGGCTCTTGCGATTCTTGCGAGAGTTCTTGCGAGAGTTCTTGCGGTTCTTGCGCGAATTCTTGCGTGAGTTCTTGCGGCTGCGATTGCGGCGACCTCCAACCTTGCGGCTCTTGCGCGACGCACGGCGGCTACGCTTGTTCTTGCGGCTACGGACAACGCCAACAACGCCGCCCAGAATATTATTCGCACCCGAGAACACACCCTTCTGTAGGCGATTAACACCAGACAGACCGCTGTGCTTCACCGATCTGACAACGTTCAGGGTTGTGTTTGTCAGTCCATTGACCGCCTTCAGTCCCGCGCTAGGGATACGTGCTACACGTGTAAAAATACCGTTGCGGCGACCTCCACGGCGATTCTTGCGGGTATTCTTACGGCTATTTGTGCGCTTTGCCATTTTTCTAATTATGTTTTTGATTTTATTTCCAACCACGGTTGGCGAAATCCACCAGGTCCATCAGCGCAAACCGACCCTTGTTGGTCAAGCCGGGAGCGTCTGAACGCGGGATCTTAGTAATAATTTGTAGCCGATTCTTCACCCCACCAGACCACGAAGCATTTGACAGAATCTTAGGTGCCGAATTACACATATTCGCCAGGCAGTCAATGTACTCCTCACAAACCAGAGTCTTCTCGGGAGTCTTAAACGACGCCTCCAGCACAGCTACAATCTGCTGAACAAGCTCAGAAAACGCATCAAGATCTGCCTCGCCAAGCTTCACCAGCTCCGCTACAAACTGGCTATAGCCACGCCGGAACTTCTTGCGCTCAAGTGCCTCAACAAACGCCTTGTAGTCCTCGGTTCCAACATCGGGTGCCGTCTCCACCTCAACGAAGATAGCAGTATAGTCACGGAAGATATTTGTCATCACCACGCG